AAAGGAGATATAGGTAGTTAGTCATGTCTAACTCTTCCCATGTGGTTAGTCACAACTAACTATAAAATAATAACAATTATAAAATCAGATATATTTATATAACAATTATAAAAGCGGATATGCTTACATAACATATCCGCTTTTATATCATTAAACAACGCCCAACATGTCAAACGGGATAAAAATGAATTTGATTTTTATTGTAGCTGAGATATTAGCCCCCGCCATACTTCTTACAGATACATAAAATGGAGTAACATTCACAATAAAATTATTATATACAGTGTCGGCATTATCATCTGCAAGAACGCCCGCGATAGGTACATATCCGTCAATACCTACATTTTCGGTGAATGATGCTTTTGTTACTCCTCCCGCTGTCCAAACGGTATTAGCAGTTTCATACACTTTTGTTAATACATTTTTGGGATAGATAATACTGTTTGCCATGCTAAACACCTCTTAAATTGTTGTCAAATACAGTGTGATATCTGTCATTCCGCGGATTGTGCCACTTACAGTCAAATATCCGTTAAAGAATTCGACAGTGATATTTGTTCTTTGCACACCTGGGCGAGAAAGTATTACATTAACACATGCCATATTTGTTTTGATATCTGCATCTGTTCCTGTTTCGGGGTATCTCGCGGGAAGTGAAACAACGTCTGTCAATTTAACTTCTTTGATACCTGTACCAGTCTGAATATTTTCAATAGCTGTCTGCAATGCGCTAATCTGCTGAGACTGGTTAGAATCGGATGTCTGCAATGCGCTAATCTGCTGAGACTGGTTAGCATCAGATGTCTGCAATGCGCTAATCTGCTGAGACTGGTTAGAATCGGATGTCTGCAATGCGCTAATCTGTTGAGTATGTTCTGTTGCCATTGTATCCAATCTAACAACATATTCAGCAATAGGAATATTGAAACGCACATAGCTATTATCTGATACGGGGATTGCTTCTGCGGGCTGTTTCAATAATGTGACCTTAAAAGAATAATCCTGAAATGTTCTTCTTAATTCTGTAAAGTCTACAGTCTTGAAAAGTCTACCATTTACATATGTTTTCTGAAAAGTGTTATCATTAGCAAGTGTTCCCTGATATATGCCGTTTTCATTCCATCCATAAACGCGCATATAATATGCGTTATCTTCTGCAATGCTTGCAGTAGTATAAGCATCTGGGATAAAATCAAATGTTTTAATAGCGTTTGCTGTAGTTGCGGGTTCGCCCGTCGTCACGTTGAAATTGCCACTATCCCATAGTGCGGGAATACTAGAGCTAGGATACAAGGAATTATTCAACAGTGTAGATATATTATTATCTGCTACTGTTCGTTCATTTCTTTCAATTCCAATTTCATTTTGCAGACTTGAAATATCCTGCGCGATTGTTGTGCTTCCGTTCGAATTTGTAAGAATATCAGAACCGTATAGCGTTACAATACCTGTTTTTGTATTAATAGATACCACGCCTGCAGATTCTGGGATATCCGCGCTTGTAAGCAATGGCAATACAATATTATTTCCAGACAGGTTAGTAAGTTGAATATATGCATGAATGGAGTTATCACTGGTAACCATGAAGATACTAGCTGTTCCCGCACTGGTTGCGCGACTGAATCCCCAACGGTTGCCCGTTGTCGAAGTGTCAAGCGCGAGAATATCCCCGGTCGGATTCCTGAAGGGGGTTACAACATTTCCCGTTTTACCGTTTACAGATAATACAGCAGGTGGAGCTATTTCAACATCCCCCGTCTGTCCATTTACTGATGTTACGGGATAGTCTGGTTCATTGTCCTCATCATAGATTTTATATCGATGATCGCGATAAATTCGATATGCTCCATCTCCGTCAAACTGAATGCCTTTAGCTTCATCGTCAGCGACTCTGTAAATATTCCAAACGTTGTCGGGAACATCCGGGAGACGAATCAGATTATCTGTGAAGAGTTCAACATGCCCGGTCTGCCCATTAATGGACAATACAATATTTTCCGGGGGATTGTCGGGGGAATATGCTTCTTTAATTTTCTGTACAATCCAATCTAAATTGAGTTCATGAAAATTGGAATAGGGGAAATTTTCAAAGCTCATGTTATCACCTCTTGTTATATTATGCAGTTTCTTACATTAGTAGACAAGAATACAGAACCGCTTTTTGAATTCTTCAGCAATGAACCTATAAAAATTGAGACGAGGGGCTATATCTAATTCAGATTCAAGCATCTGCTGACTAGTTGTCACGCCAATGTTCCCGTGAATCCTGCTTGTTCTGCTTGTGGTATCATCGATTGTTTCGCCGTGTGTTAGTTCCGTTCTGTCTGTTCCTGTTGCACTGCTGATTGATTCATCATGGTCAACCAATGTAGAAGAATCAAACCCGGCTACTTTATTAGTAAGGCTACCGCTGTCCACTGTACTGCCCTGGCTTATATCTTTACCGCCATGTTCCCGGTTTGCAGTGCTGCTTTCTGTTTCCTGCCTATCATAGTTTTCAATGGGGTTATATTCCAGATTGACAGCATTCCATATTCTGTCAAACGTTGGTTTCATGGTATTGCCCCATATGGTTACAGCCTGTTTCATAAAGGCGGGGGACGGATACAAAATTTCCAGTTCTGCCGTCTCCATAACAATTGTATCAATAGCAGTTTGCCTATCAACACCAGTAGGAAGATACAAACTATTAAAAATAGTATCATCATAATTAAACAGTCCCATCACTGTCAACATTGCCATTATTTACACCCCCATTTTCAAACGGATTGATTCGCCATTCACACGACATTTCAATATCAAACATGTTCATTGTTTTTTCAATATCTTCTTTGATGTTTTCAAGCCACAATTCACCACGTAGCCCTGTTTCTGCATTGTTTGCATTGACTTCATCTGAAATGAGTCTTTCGCGCTTGTCTGTATTTGCGTTCGGAATTCCAATTTCAGTATCAAAACGCGCTTCAATTTTCCGCATATCTGAAAGAATGGAATCAGCGACATACATTTGTTTTACGTTCTGACTAAACGGAGTCCAAAGCGGTTTTCCTGTTTCATCAAAAAGAGTTTTTCCGACTACAACAGCGGGTTCACCGCTTGCCACTTTATCAAACATTTTCTTGTAAGATTCCGCAATGGCTTTATCATTAGCGGGGAAAACCGTTGCGGTATGTGTAGAAAGCAGATTGATATCAATAGACTGGGAACACAACGCCATTTGGTCAGCATAATAATTCACCATGTCCATAATACTACTATAGTCTGGTTGCAGTTTAATGATTGTACAATCCTGATTGATGGTATATGTTTTGGATGGTAGAAGTGGGTTAGAGATGATAATATAATTGGGATGGTAGAAAACATTATACCCGCCAACAGCTCCCCATTGGGGAATAATTCCAAATTTTTCAGTGTCAATGATTGCCACATACCCGAAAGCATACAGAGAATAAAGGAAGTAATCCTTGTCCCATGTTTTCGGTATTTTCCATTTGAAGACAGACATTGCTTTTTGCAGAAGATATTTTCTAAAAAATCTTTGAAGATTTGTATCGCGACAATGTACAGTAGACGGGGAAAAGGAAGAATTATATTGATTCTTTTCCTTATAATCTACGGGAATAGTTAAATTTGACATTTTTCAGTTCCTTCTTTCTTCTAAACAGCATGAATAACCATCCGGGTAATTCTGGGGGTTCTGGTTCACCCCCCGCGCTACAATCGACATATACAAGGAACGCTACATAATTCCATGCAGACGAATCATAATTAGAAAGATGAACGCCCCCTCCCGGAACGCTTGCAGAATCGCGCCCGCCCGACTGCATAACTTTATTATTTCCGACATAGATACCAACATGAGCAAAATTACCTATACCGTCCCCGGCGTATTGTGGCGGTATAGGGGGGTTATCTGAATCCCCTATTTTATGAAACAATAGCGTGCCTGGGGGTATAGCTCCATACTTACTAATACACTGTTCAATGGTTGCCTTATACCATAATTCTGGACATGGTTCTTGTCCATCCGGGGAATTCGTGTTAAATGTTCTTGTGCTTCTCCATAAACTGTTGGTGCCCATGGTGATACTACCGCTTGTTGCGGGGATATCCTGCCAAACTTTATTTACGAATTGCACACAATCGCATTCATCATAGGGGAGATATTGGCCATTATAAGCTAGCGCATATTCTGAAAATTGTTCACCTGACACCCACCCGGTCGGGGGTTCTGGTGGTTCTGGGGGTTCTGGTGGTTCTGGGGGTTCTGGGGATGGTTCTTCATAGAAATAATTATACCAATACCGCGCGTTATTCTGTCTACGTGTTACATCGTCTGTTGATGAACGCTCATAACACGCTTGCCATATTTTAGCGGATACTTCCGGGGTTTGATTGTTTGTCGGAAAATTGCCCCATGTCCATTGAATACCGTTTATTTTGTATGATTTCCATTGCCAATTTCCTTCTTGTTCAAATTGAATGCGCGCCATTTGTGTGTCGCCGTCGTACCAATTCAAACCGTTGCGAATGGCATATGATACTAGCTTTTGTCCATGGGGGTCACCTTTATCTGTATATCCGTCCCATTGAACAATTCCAACACCAAACGCCTTTTTTGTTACGCCGTAATATTCCATATAAAAATTCAGCATAACACTATTAGGAACATCAGATAATGAATCCGCGCCATTAGGCAATCTCCATCTGTTTGTACTTTGTATTGTTGCGGGAGATAACCATGATTCAACCTGCATGTTTCCAATCATACCCGCAATTGCAGACAGTGACCAACCTATAGCAGTAAAATAATCATAGATTTTTCTTGCATTATGTTTTTGTTTATCTGTGATTCCGCTTGTGTTTGTTGTCCCCATTTGCGAGGGTTTATTGGTAGACATGTACCAATCATTTATTAGCTGTACATTCATTCGTAATAGAACCCCGTATTCATCATAGATTCGATCTGTTCGCGCTCTTCATCCATACATGGGATATTCACATGAACATTAGAACATTTGATAAATCCTGATAATGTCGCGACTGCTTTTTGTTTCATGAGCGGACGTCCCAAAATGGAATCGGACGGGTCTGTAATTTTTGCGAACGTTGCAATGATACCGGGGGACATTGACGAAAGAAGAAATGAACCATTTGCCCCCATGCTCTGCACCTGGGGAGAATATGCACTGATTGCCGTTTGTACCGCACCCGAAAGAACAGATAGAATATTCCCGGTAATAGCACCGCCCGCCATTCTTCCGATACTACCCGTATAATCAGACATGACTTGTGCTAACTGAATGGGAACGCCAAACATAGTCGTTATTTCTTCACCAAATATATTTGGTTCACCGCTTGACACTTGTGTTTCTGTTACCCCTATACGCATGGTTGCCTGTCCTGTGATATGGTCAATATAAACGGGGCAGCGTAAATATTTACCATGTGCGCGTATACTGCTTTCAATCGTTATACATCCAAACGGGGGAACGTATAGCGTATAGTAAGCATACGGGGAATAGTTCAAAAACACCCCACGCGTCCCAGATTGCGGATGGTCTGGAAGTGTGCCAGTTACAAAACGTTCGGCAACTAAAGCAGATACAATAATTGCATTAATTCCAGTGTCCCAATACCCGATTTTAATACTTGCAGATACAGAACCAAAAGCGTTATTTGATTCTGGAAACCATATGCAGGAAACAATGTATTGTGCGGGATTGAATAACCCCTTGAATAGTCCTTCAGAAATTTCATTAATATTGGAAGATTGAAAAATGTTATTTCCGAAAATATAAGTTATGAATGATGCAATCTGTGAAGGGGTTAAAGCGTAATAAGTAACAGCCCCAATACTTCCAGTATTTTGATAATTCAACAGCCCCAATACATATGAACCCCCGGAAGGGGCTATACCATTCCATGAATCTGCAAGACTTGCATAGGTTTTTGTATAGTCTGTTTTTGCGGGAAACATGACATCAATAATGTTTCCATCATATTCTGCTTGTGCGCGTTCCACGTATACAGATTGTGCGGAAATGTAAGTTTTCCACGATGCCATAACATCACAGACACATGTACATTCCCAACAGCCCCCGGTATAATCCCAATTGGATATAAAATAATACCGGGTGAATTTTGGGATATAAACATAGTTGTACATGGTCGGGGCAATGTTCGCGCCAATTCGCGCTTGTGTGATTCGTATTACAGGGGATAACATATTTGTCGGTTCTTTCAGAACAACGTCAACAGCTACCCCCTGATCTGGCTGTATTGTTGAGTTTTTCTTTTTCGCAAACTGATATAGTTGTATCTGCATATTCCACCTACAAAAACAGGGGGCGGGGATTGCCCGCCCCCGTAATGGGATTAGTCAAGGAGAAGAACAACGGCTTTTTCGGTGTTGTCCATGAAAACCTTTTGTTTGCAGTGCACCCAAATGTTACGATAGAGTCCAGAAGCATTCACAGGAGTGCTGAGCATACGCCTGTCCAGAAGAGCATAGCCCATAGCATCCTCGTCAAACATAAGCCCAAATACACCCGTCTGGACTACTGCTGATTCGGGTGTAACCAGAACGCCCGCGCTACTGGTATAAGAAGGGGTAACGTTCACCCTGTCGGGGGTTCTGATCGACTGCCAGAAATTGACAGATTCAACATCCGCATATTTCAAATAGTTATCATGATAGCTGTCCGCAAGCACTCTTGCATCAATCTGATGCCTTGCGGGGGAATACATATAAATCTTCTGGTTCTGCATGGGGGTATGTCTAAGAACGGGTTTTCCAGTGATAACTGTCTGAAATACCGTGCTGTTTTCCGTCATAAGGTCGGAAATAGTAGCCACTCTTGCGTATACCCATTTCATAAACGCGGGGAAATTAGCGGGCTGATAAACGGTTGTAGCAGTCAGATTCAACCCGGTTGCGGTATTGTATTCAGACAGCAGATGAACCACACGGTTTGCATCGTTTTCTGCTACCAGAGAACCAATCATATTCGCACAGAGTCCCCTTGCGATTGCATCGCGGGACATTTCAAGACGGTTGGACAGATTCGTCATAATGAGAGACAGAAAAGAACCCAATTCATCAGGGGATTTGAACGCTGTTTCAAGCTGATCTTCTGTGATGGTGATATGGTCACCGTATACGCTCTGACCAAAAAAGTTCGTCTGAAGAACGTTGGGCTTTTTGATACGCCACTGATCAACCATGCCCCCGTCCCCGTTTGCCGGGTTCTGGGACGCGTCAAACGTTACGGGGTATTTGTATGCTTCATCGTCCGCCCAATCAGAGTCAGCAATGGACAGTTTACGCATATACGCTCCCCATCTGGGAAGGTCTTTTTCCAGTCCTGCAAACTTTGCAGAATAGGGGCGAATGGAGAAAATGGTTCTGGAAAGAACATTGGAAATTGCATTCATTACGGCATCATTGCCCGCACTGAGCGCAATCTGGGCAACAGATACAAAACTTGCGGTATCAGTAGGGGTGATAGCTGTCTGTCCTGTTGCCTGTTTTACGATAGCCGTAAGAACAGTAGCGATCTGCTGAAAAGTCATATTGTTTACACTCATGTAAAACACCTCTTAATCTTTCTTATTTTCAAACGGGGGGCGAATAATCCCCGCAAGAATTGATTCTGTTGATTCTGAAGAAGGGGGGAGATTTTCCATATGTTGTGTGATGATATTCTGTGCTTGAATTGCTTCTTTCAATGCCTTCATTTCATCGCGCAATGCTTTCATTTCTGGAGACGGTTCTGGAGTCGGTTCTGGAGTCGGTTCTGGAGTCGGTTCTGGAGTCGGTTCTGGAGTCGGTTCTGGAGTCGGTTCTGGAGTCGGTTCTGGGGACGGTTCGCCCTGGGGGGCGGGGGGATTCGCGCCCGCAAGCATTACAATCTGTTCGGGTGTGAATCCCTTTGTTAGTAAATCGGAAATTTCCACATAATTCACAGATTTTTCAACAGCCCTTCTATCCGTATTAATGAATTCTGGACAATGTCCAATTCATTTTGGATGATTGTTACAATATCATTATCTGAATTTTTACAGCCATAGTCAATCATTGACAGCAGACTGCAATAATTCCAACGTTTATCGGGATATTTTCCCCATTGAACACCCCCGGTTGTGCTGTGAATCACTCCATGGGGTTCACCTAAATAAATACCTACATGAACAAAATTACCTAATCCGTCATTATATCCTTTTTCTTTTTCGCCCCCGTCGGTTTTCCGGGTGTACACTAAACAGCCAATGGGGAGAGCACCACATATTTTTTCATAATCTTTGATACTTCCATGCCATGATTGAAAATTTCGGTACATGCTATTACTACCGCGCCAATCGTAAGCAGTCCCATTTGATTTTCGAATACCACAATCATATAAAACACGTTCAATAAATCCTTGACAGTCAAGTTTTGAATATGGGATTCCGATATAATTACCATCAATTGCCTGTTTGGCGAATTGTTCACCCGTCAACATGTAATTACCCCTTTTCTAACTGATCAATCAAACGTTGCATAACAAGAGTGTTATTATTGATTGCTTCCGTCATTTTTTCCTGCTGTCCATGAATCGTCAATGTAAATGTTTCTTTCAGTTCATTGATTGATCTGTTAATTGTTTCTTCAGATTCTTTATGGTCTTTTCTTTCCTGATTCAGTGAATAAAACAAGATAATACACATGGCAACAGGAAAACCCAATTGAGAAACCATGGTTGAAATAAGGTTAATCGTCTCCATGAACAGCACCCCTTCGAATATAAAAATCCGGGCTGTTATCAACTCTTGACCGCGCCCGGTCGTCCCCGCCCTTCTGGGGCTTGCGTAGGGGATTGATAACAGCCCTGTTCATAATATATTGATTTTTACATTAACCCGCAATGTCAAAATTCACGTATTTGTTTCCCTTCTTGCTTGTGTTCATCGTGATTACAATTTCGGGTTTTTCGGAATCCGGGAGAGAGCCGAAAGCTTCATCATATGCCAGAAACTTTTTGATGAATGCCTGGACTTCAGTCTTGCAAAGTGTGCCAGTCTTGCCGTCCTTAATCACAAGCACTGCATGTTCTTTCCCGTCCTGATCTTCATAGGAATGAGTGTGAAATGCAACAGGGGCGATAATCTGTCCTTCCAGTTCCTTCACGTTCTGAACATCTTTGCTGTTCATTGCCTTGAAAATTTCAATTCTAGTAAGTTCCATAATTCAAACCACCTTTTTTATTTTTTGTCTTTCGACAATGTTTATTCTGTTTATTTTTACATTTACAGTCAAGAGATTTTTATATAATTTCTGAAAAGAATTTCATTTTCGTATGATTCAAATACAAACCGTTTACCCGACATATACAGTGAACGCAACAGAATAAAATCAGATTGAAACATTTTCAACCCCATTCCATAATCATCATAATATGGTTGTTTCTGAATAACGCTTGAAACGTAATATTCCCGGTTTGACTTGTGACGGTATATCCCAATTTCACCAACAGAAACAACATGATTATATTCTTGTAGTGGTTTACTGGCTATAATGGTTTCATCTGTTCTGAATGCATTATCCAATGCCATTGTCAAGAAACCATCATTAGCGTTCTGATATAGGCTTGTTTGACGTTTTGCTGTTGATATGGGGGAATTTGTCAATAAAATTATTGTTCTGGTCTTGTCGTTTGTCGTATAGACCATTTGCCCGCCCCTGATCATCTTTAGCGCGATTTTGGTAAAATGCCAACCTGAGAAATAGGGGTTTGCTAGCTGATTAGCATTCCCTAACATAATGCATTTTACCGGGGCTTGTCCTTCCAATTCTCTGTTTCTGTTCACTGTTTCATAGAGATTCAGAAAAGCATTGAATTCATCTTTTATTGGTTTCTCGCCAATCATGGGTATACATTCGTCGTAAATAATATAATCATACCCGGAAAAATCGAATCCGCGAATTGTGGCAACAGTAGACAATGCAACACCTAAAGATACAATATCCCCCTGTCCTGCTTCATGTCGGAATTCACACATTTTAGAACGGGGGCGGGGCATGACTTCAAGCCCTAAGTCTGCATTTAATTTTCTGAAGGGGTTACCCGACTCTGATTTACTGATATCCAATTGCGATTGTAAACGCCTAACATATATAAATGGTTTTTTCTCGTTTATCAGCTTCTTAAAAATGCCGTATGTCTTGCCAGTACCGCGCGCACCAACGACCATAATAAACGCACTGGGCAATGAACAGATATAATCCCAATTTACCCAACCACTTGAAGTATATAATTTCATGGTATCATTCCCTTCTGTCTACAAATTCACCGTATAACATGATATCTGTTATCAACTTCTTATAGTCCTTTGAAAAGCCCATTGTATATGTATTCGGAAGCAGCGCAAGATTGGGGGTTATCTGTATATCCCCGCCGGGTGCATGGTATATAAAATTATCATCGTCATTATAAACCGACAATGTCCCCGCGCTTTTGTGCCACGTGAACCCCTCTTTGAAGTTTTCAATACATCCCAATTCTTCTACCGCTATGGGTTTGTCTGTTTCTTCATTTTTTGCTTTACTTACGCCTGATACAGTTATATGCATTTCACCATCTTGAATATAACAATACCGTTTCGCCCCTTGCGTTATGAATTTTTCGTACATGCCTTCATATTCAAATACCCCAATAGGATGTTCTACCCCCTTCCGATCTGTTGCAACAGCCCCCATTCTTTGTGCGAGTTTTTCACGCCTGGCATTGATCTGCTTTAGATTAATTTCCCCCAATACTTTTACAGAGTCTGTATCACAATAAACCATCTTGTCCCCCGCTTTATCAATAGCTTCTTGCAATGCATACCGCGCAAGACTTGTTACATATACCCCCCACTGATACGGGAAATGGGCTTTTTTCAATGCTTCTTCTGCTTTATCTGGAATATCATACAAATTGATATTAGTATAATTGCCGTTATCATATAGAATTTCTGCATGTATCGGGTCTTGACATGACATTCCGAAAACAGCATTGACAAGATTTTTATTCTTCATATATTGATATTTCTCTTCGTCTGTTTTTGCCCCCTTCAATTCTGTTTTACGCCTATAATATGACATTATAGTTTTTCTGTATTCTTCTGGTAAATAATCCTTTTTAGACACCATTGCAGTTTTGATAATTACCTTGTCGAATGTATATTGACGAATCACAATATCTAAATCATATTCCGTCAACGTTGTTTCGCATACACTTGCATACAATATTCTTCCATTATCAATACCGCCCAGAAAACCCGCACTTTCAGTTTTGGCTAATGACAAATAGGGAATTGTTACGCCCGGCTTTATCTTTATATTCTGAAAGACATACGTTGCAACAACAGCATACCCCAACCCCACAAATTTTAGAACGCGCTCAATTGACAGGTTATCATCTAAAAACCTAAAGGGGGACATGGGAAATTTTTTAGTTAACTGTTGGGCAGGATAACAGCTTGCCATGTCATAAGAAACGACATTTTCAAGGATTTTACCGACATACTGCCTATTTGCATGGGTATTCCCGCCACGGAACGCTTTACGCAATAGGCGGTATACTTTCATCTGGGGCTTAATGTCGCGTATCTGATAGCAAACCGGGGCTTGTGAAATTGCCTTTTTGCAGTCTCTGCGAACATACCCGGTTGAAGTAAGGGGTATGGTCTGCAAGTTGTCCCCTTCTTTTTCCATCCTGATTTTCATACATGCAACCAATGAACGAACATCGCGAATACAATACTCTAATTCATATTCGCTTAATTCCGTCCATGGGTAACGGATAATATCATAGTTGAATTTCTGACCAGATAGTTTTTCTTCTACACCTAAATGTTTTGTTAGATGGGCTAATGATTCATTGGTTTGAATGTATGAACATCGGAATTCAATACAATCATACATTCTGCAATAAATAACTTTCCTGTTGTCTCTAAGGAAAACATCTTCATTGTTGAAATGATACAGCCCCTGCAGAAATTGCCATTCATAAGATAAATTATGAACCCATATAACAAGGCGGGGTATTGTTGGCAAACTATCATCAATCTGAATTTTCTCTAAAGCTGTTTTAATGCACTCAATCATTAGAAAAAATTCGTCCCATGTTCTACCGACAACAGTTATATCATCATACTGAAATTGCCATATATACATGAAAGAATGGGAATTCTGGACAGCTCCATCTGGTATAGGCAAGTCCAGGCGGGACGTTTCTATATCGAAAGCAGTTACCACATCGATAATATATCGCCCACCCGGCATATCTGGCTTGCGCTTTTTCAGCGGGGGTATGATTCCCCGCGAACGTATAACAGCATACCAGTCTATTTCTACCCATGATTGAATCATGTTTGTTTCCCCTTATAGAGACTTTACATAGTTTGACCAGATATCATTTACAACGTTTTCACCGTAAGACGGCAGAACATTGAACAGATTTTCTTTACCATCCATATTTGAAACATATCGATTAAAATCTGCAACTATATCATCTTTTTCCGGGGATTTTTTTAGGATGGTTTCAAAATCTTCCGTGTATTTTGCCATTGCATAGAATTGCGATTCCTGCACCTGTGAGAATCTCATTTCCATATATTCAATGAACGATTTGATTTTATCCGTCGGTATATTTAAGCCCAATGTTTTTGCACCTTTTAGCAGTGCTTTTTGTGCTTTCGTCAAATTCTTTGTAACTGCATACCGCGCCCGCCGTCTTGCGTTCCTTCTTTCGCGTCTCTCGCGTTCCTTTATCGCCTTTTCAGTCAGCAGAACCGGGGAATCATTAACAAGGATAACCTGTTTTTTCTGCTTGCTCTTTTTAACATCCGTCAACGTTGTCCCAGATTCAATAAAATTCTGAATGTGCTTTAGTGCCTTTTCGCGTGCTGCTTTCGTCTTCAGTTCTGAGACTTTCGGAAAAGAGATTCCCGCGGGAGCTAATCCTTTAGCAGTCAATCTTTCAAGTCGTTTCTGTGCTATTCCTCTAAGTCTACTGTATTCCGATCTTGCCATTATAAACACCCCTTTATTTTATTAACATCAATTTGACCAATATATAAGTTATGATAACGCCCGGATTGTTTCATCGTTCCGCAATTCTGGAAGTGGTTTTCATGGTATTTTGCACTATGCCATTCTATGGGCTGTTGATAGATTCTGAGCATATGATAATGGGCTTCAAAACAGATGGGGCATTGTCCAGTTTTAATTATACGCGCATATTCAGCACTTGTCATATTCCCATGGGCTAATACTACAAACCGAGCAGGGGATGGTTTAATCCATCCCCCAATGAATAAATAATGCTTGCCCGGTTTATACATTCTACCCAACTCACAGAAGAATGTATATTTCATTGTCGCACCTCATTTATAACGAACATAGCCTTGTACTTCTTTAGAATTATGATACTTATAAAGTTGCCATTCATAACTGCATCTATCTGCAAGTGCTATCTCGTTTTTAACATCTTCATAATGATCAAAGAATCCTACATACGTTTTATATTCATCTTCAACGCCTACATAATAAACGATGATCATGTATCTGTGCTTCATACTCTCGCCCCCCTTAAAATTCAAAATCAGTGTAAACCACGGTATCACCTTTGAGATAAACAACTTTATTGATATCATCCCAATGATAACACATAAAGCGTTTCTGCTCTCTGTCATATTCCCCGCGAACATAGACTTGTGAATCCTGGGGGTTTGCAATGTTCTTGCGGGTGAAATATTCACCCATTTTCAAAGAACGAACAGTAACAACAGGGGCAGGGATTGAGACATTTGCAAAGATTGCCATATCATTTCACCTCATTACAATAATATGTTTTGGAATTGCGTTCAATAGCTACACCCTTATAAAAAGGCATATCGTAAACAGTCACTTCATACTTGAAACCAGAAGGGGTATGGATAACAGCAGAATAATAATTGCTACCATGTGCATATTTGCGGTAAAGATAGCAAGCGTCTTTCAGATTCATAAGACAAGAAGTGTAAACTACTTTTAAAGATTTAGAAGCAATAACTTCACCCGTCGAAAGTTCCGCAACGTAATAACCATTCATCAAATAATCATGGGGCATTAAGACATTGAACATTTTTTACCTCTTTTCTGTTTCACGTGAAACAATTTTATTTTATTAGTAAATGTTAATTTTTTCATTTCCATTTAACATTTACCAATGTAAATGAATTCGACAACTTTTTTAGAATTCCTGCATATTTTCATAATTTATTTTTTGTCAATCTATGTATTAGTTTATATTTATTATACCACAATTATCGTTATATTTCTATCATCACTTTAGCACTTTACCTAACTAAAGTGGGAACAGTTAGACATGACTAACTACCTATATCTCCTTT